ATTTTACACATTTATTATAGTCTTTAGATATAATAACTCCGCCACTATCATCACTATGGGCCATCAATTGCATTTCAACTCCATGATTTTTTATTATTTTATCAGCAAAATAATTTTGACTAACAGCATGAAATAATGAGGATAAGTAATTATAAATGCCCATCATAAAACTATAAGGCATGTCAATATAATATACATAACTTTTCTCTATTTCCTCTATAGATAATATTTTCTTCTTCTTTGAAAAAGTCTCTCTTAATTTTTCTACCCTTTTATTTGTTTGGGCTATGTCTAATTTTAGATTTCTAGCTAATTCTCTTGTTGAAGAATTTTTAATAAGGGCGCTATAAATACCTGGCTTAAAATATAATTTTTTCTTAAACATTAAAGACCAAATATCTATAAAATAACTTACAAAATTATCTGGCAATATATTTTTCATACCTAAAATGAAATATAAATATTTATATAAATTTGATTTTGGAGCCCATTTAGAACAATCTAATGTTGCATATAACATTTCTCCCTCTCCTTTTCCTTCAAATATTTTTGAATGAATAAATCTAGGTCTAATATTGCTTCTTTTATGAATCAATTCATTAGGAATTTTGGTACAAATATGTTTAAAAAATTGTTCTAAAGGTTGCTGTCTCATCTTTGTTTCTAAGTCCATAGTATATGTTTCTCTATTAGATTTATATTGTTTTTTACTATCCATATCAAATATAAAATCTGAATTAGTTTTCTCTATAGATTCTTTATAGGTTACATTTTTATTATTAATATATTTCTCATAATCTGAAGGATTATCTAAATGTTTAGTTATTAATTCTATGACATCTTTTCTACTATCTATTAAATACTCTGATAAAGCAGTATGCCCTTTATAACCCCAAAATTTACCTGAAGACAATCTCATACCTTTAGAAGTAGCTATCTCATTGAAACTTTTACCTAAAATAGAATTAAATTTTTCGGTTAACTCTTGTTTATTAGTAGAATCAGATAAAAAGTCCGCTGTATATTGTCCAATTGAAAAACATACTTCTGGACAAAATTTAAAATCATTTTCAAAACATTTATCTGTAAAATTATCTTCATTAATAGATACTGCAGTGTTGTCATGTATCTTTTTTAAATTAAAATCATTACTTATTTTGATGAATTCATCATGTATTTGCAATACTGATTTGACATTTCTTAAATATTCATTTAATGGATTGAATGGTGCTTTTGTCATAAAAATATGTTCATCAAATTTTTCAGCACACA